TTCCATAATATGGGGTGAGAATGATTTTAAGCTATTATACATCTCACTAGCTTCTTCAGAGTGCATATTTATACCCACTTTGGTACAGAAAAGATCTCTTTCAGAGCACATTAAAGCATAAAACGGCATAAGTATAGAACGCTGACATAATGTAGAATCGTAAGAAGACATTGCAAAAATCCTGGTCTTACCGTTTTTAACTTTATCATAAGGTCTTGGTTCGTCTTTCATTTGTGCACCTACTAATGTGTGAGCATTTTCTTCTCTTCCATAACTATCATAAGTTTCTAAAACTTGTTCAATAATTTCAAAATTTGGCTCTACTGAATCTTCTTTAAAATCATAACTTATTGGTAAATTATACTTACTCTTTTTTCCTGGCAATAAGAAACCACCTGATGTACTATTTTTCATAGCTCGTATATGCATGTTCTCTGGATAACCATTTTGAGCCACCATTAGCGGAAAAGGAGCAAGTCTACTTATACCTTTATCTTTCAAACGCTCAGTTAATGATACAGATAATGAATCAGAAACTACTTCCATAATGTTTGAATGTAATGACATCTTAACAACTCCTACTTTTTTAATCCATACGTTACTAGGAGAAACAAATTTCCCATTAATACGCTTCGACCGCATCATAGGAGGTTTAAATTTTAAATCTCCGCTGGGTAATTTGGGATCACACCCAATTAATTCTTGTATATATGGCATCAATGGACTTTCTTCTATAGTAGTTTTTGGTGTTATATTCTTATATGGTTGAATAGAACCAATAACATCTAGACCAGACACATCTTCAAATAATAAGGGGCTTTTTGTAGTTACTTTGCCAAGACTCGTACCTGGTATTAATCTTATAGCTCCTTCAGAAAAAACAGGTGCTAATGAAGTATTAGTCTTAAGACAACTTATACCTCTCAATAACTGAGTTTTATCTACTCTAGAAGAAAAAACTAATTTACCTGGTGTAGCTGCTGAATGAATTCCTGCTAATATAGTTTGATTATTTATAGTTAATATAAGAGGAGCTCCACATAAACCTAAATAATGTTCTTCAAGTTCATAATCATAACAATTACTCAACACATAATTACCCATATTATGTTTTACACGAACTGGTTGTGAACTATTAACACGTGCTTCAATCTTAGTATTATGGAGATATCCTTTGAAAGTTAGAGTAGAAATAGGTACATCTGCTAATGTACCTCTTATATCTTTGAACATACATCCTACGACGCGAATGAGACAAATGTCATCACCTACTTGGATCATTTTACGTTCATCTAAATATAGTTGCGTTACATTAGTTGCTATTTCTGGTGATTTAGATATATACATAATAGCTTTATGAGCAAAATTATGTTTATTTACAATCATGTAATCTTGACAAATACCTAAACCCATACTACGTGCTGCCTTTCCATCAATTGAAACATAAAAATAACGTATATTTTTATGAATCAATGCTCTAACTTCTTCAGGTTTATTATATGAAACTTCATCAGTAATTATTCTAGGTGAGAAAGATTCTATATTGTCATAATCTTTATCCTTATCGCTTTTCTTACGAGCTTTAGGGAATTCACAATTAAATCTAGATTCAATTTCTGCTAAGTTTTCTTTATAATTACTTTTATTAAATTTACCAGACGATTGAATTAATTCACTCTCTGACGTTATGGTACTTGTAATAAAC